TTTGCTTCTTTTGCATTGGCATCTTCAACTGGTGATGTTTCTGTAACCGGTTCTACTTTAACCGGTATAGTCGTAGCAGTTGCTTTTTTTGTTTGCTTTTCCTTTTCTTCTTTAACTAATTCAGCAATGATTTCAACCGGTGCATCCGGAGAAATATTAATTCCAAGCAACCTTGCTTTTTGAAGTAATTGATCCTTTGGAAGTTTTAATAAAGGATTAATTATATCATCTCTACTTTCTGCTTTCTTATATCTTTCAATTGTTAATATTCCAGCTCTAATATAAGGAGCAACATCTGACATCTTTTTATTAAAAGTTTTACAAATCAAGCTCAATGCAGATAGTTCTTCTTCATTCCAAGAAACTCCATATGATTTTGCTCTACCTTGTGAAACTAATCTCATCCAATTTACACTCATATTTTTATATTTTTACTAATTATCTTTGTTGACCTTTTATAGTAGTGATTTACTATTCTATCAGGCCTTGAATTCCGCGAATAGTAATGGATTCAAGGACCTGATAAACCACTTCTAATGGATCTAATGTCTCAATCTATCCAACTTAACTGCCAGAAGCGTTGCTTCCAAACATATAAGCTGCGTATCCAATACCAATTGTATAAAAGAAATCAAGAGAATATTCCCAATTTTTGTTTTTATATACTTGGTCTGGAGCATCAAGAGATGGTCTTTCAGCGAATAGGCATTGTAGAGTTTCTCCAACCTTTGAAGAATCATACATAAACCAATAAGCTGAAGTGTCAGTTCCATCAGACCTCTCTTCTAATCTCTCCCAAACAATAACATTCTTAATCTTTCCTTTTAAAGGATTAATGTCGTTATTTGCTTCACCGGAGATTTGAGTAGATTGTAAAATTCTTTCTACTAAATCTTCGTTTGAAGGAGCAACTACAATAGTGTCTAAATTCACTGGTCTTATGATGCCGTTAGGGTCTTTATGTATTTTTCCAAGTTTCCTTGCAAAAACAATAGCCTCCCTAGACAGTACAGGATTAGATGTGATTATATTAGAAAATGTGTCTGAATTCAGGTTGTTTGTGTGACCTGTTGAAAACAAAGCTAAACCGTCAGGACCAACACTAGCTACTGAAGAACCATATACATCTGTATATGATACTGCCCAACCATATAGTAAGGCATCTGCTAGACTGCAATCAATTTTGTCAAAAGCATCTTCGGAAACAGAACGAATGATAATATCAATTTGATTGTGTAAATCAAACTTTCTCATTTCCTTTGTAATAGATGCAATTCCTCCAAAATATCTTTGAGTCCAGGTGATTGAATCACCTTCTTCTCCAGTAATATTAGGTAAGTCTTGACCAGGTGTTACTTCCTTTATGCCACTCATTCCATGAAGAATAAGATGATCAAATGAACGCCTTTTTGTATCAAAGACATTGAAAATCTTATTTCCTTTCATTTCCACAACCTTTGTTTTTGCTACCTCATTAAAGATTGACTGTAAGTCATCAGTTAATGCGGGAAAATCTTTTACTGTAATCATAGAATTTTATTTAAGCGGGTAAAAATTTGAAGTAACCACGAAGTTTAGATGTTGAAACGAATTCTGTTACATAGAAAGGATGGTATGTTTCCCCAGACGCCTCATTAAGAGTGTTGTGATCAGTCATATTAATTAATGTTCCCCTATGTGTAACAGCAGCTGTACTGTTTGTGTCACCCTCAATTTCTACTCCGTCTAAATTTAAGACAAGTAAATCTTCGTGAGCGCCAGAAGCAGTAGTTTTATCTTCCATAGCCATAAACTGTAAGTTTGCTCCTGTAGAAGTAGTTCTCTGGAGATATCCAAAAGACCATTCTATAACATCAAACTTTGTTATGGTTGTAGCAGAAACTGTTCCGTCTATGATTGTTGTCAATTTTCCTGAATCGTATCGTAATGGTGTAATCATACTAATTAAACTTTAAGTTACATTATTTATACCAGTCACCCATTGAAGATTTTTTGGGAATAATCCCTCCTTTCTTCTCTGTTGTAGCTGGTTTGTCTTTGCCCTTGTTAACTCCTGATTCATTAGCCAACTTTGATTTTGCTTCTTTAGCTGAATTATCAACTTTTGGTTTATCAGTAATTCCTTTATCTGCTCTCCATAACTTGTGTGCCTTATTGATAGCAAATAACTTTGCCTCATAGGTAACAGCTTCTGGAGCTACATAGAAAGAAATTATATCATCCCAATTTAAAGCAATCTCTTCAGTCTTTGATGCTTCCCTTATTGCTGCCTTCTCATCTCGCGCAGTAAGTTCTTCTCTGGTAACATAATCCTTTTCAGGTTCGTCACCAAAATCATCATCATCTAGCTTTTTCTTTTTAGGTTCAGATTCGGGAAGGATGTGACCTCTGTTTTTGTTGAGTCGAATAACTGCACCTTTGTAGTTATCTTTCTCTATAGAATCCTTCTTTAATCTTTCTAACTCGGACTTTGACACTTCTACCATTTCATCTCCTTCTAGAGCTTCTTTGGTAGTTTTATCTGGTTGATCGTCACCAGATGGAGTTTTATCTTCACCCTCTTTACCTTCAGGTGGAGTTTGTTCCTCTTCTTTTAAATCTATTTCTTCTTCTTTTGCCATAATATTAAGGTATTATTTTTAAATGCGTTCCCACGCATCATTATCGCAAAGAAGTCCCGACTTGGAACTTCTATCTAGCAACGATTTATCATTACCAGGTAGAAATTCCGGACTTCTATGTGCTTATTTAATTATTAATTTACTTTCCTTCTTTTACCGTAGGTACTGTTTCTTTCCCTTCCCTTGCAGTAGTGATATCTTCTCTACATAGTAAGAAATCATCTATACTGGCAAAGAAATACTTTCCCCACTTATCAAATATCTTTGAAAATGTATTGAATACATCATCTTCAAGTTCTATTGATAATATCTTTTGGCCACCTACATCATCAAATTCTTTCATTTCTTTATCTAATTCTACTTTTCTATCTAATGCTTTTGGTGCCTTCTCTTTATCTCCACCCTGAATATCTTTATTAACTTCTCTATATTCTTCAAGCATCTTTATAACTTTAACATCAATACTTACTTTGAATATCTTTAATATCTTTGACATCTTTTCCATTTCCGAAATATCAGTAAATTCTTTAGGTGCTATAGTTTTAAATCCATTCCAACAAGAGAAAATATTAAGTTGTCTTGTCTTTAGTGTTTTCATTTTCTTTTTCTTTTTTATTATTTTTATTTTCAATTATTGCAAATTCCATTTTTGCATCTGTAAGTAATCTACCAAGCTCTAATCTTCTACCGACTAGTTCCCAATATTCTCTTTCAGTTGCCACTCCTTGACCCATAGTCTGCAGAATCTCTAGATTCTTTAATGCTATGTAATCTCTGAATGGTTTTAAAGGAAATTGATAACCTAGCCATAGTTTCCTTTGATTTTGGTTTATGTAACTACTAGCAACAGGAATATTCAATAAACGAAATAAAATATTAATTATTAATCTTCTCATACGACCTTTAATTCATTAACAGGAGCTATCGGATTTTCCGGAACTCCTCCACTTCCACCTTCTTCTCCAATAGGAGCAGCTGGTTGCTGTGGTGTTAAATTATATCTACTCTTATCATCTCCAAATGCAGTAGTGAAATCTTCAAATATTACATCTTGATTCGCTAACATTATTTGTGGGAAGTAAGCAGCCATTATCTGTGACTTTTGTTCAAACTCTGCTTGTGCTTCAGAACTATCTTTTTGATATACACTTTCAGCTATAACTTGTACATCGTAATTGTAATCATCTAAATAAGTAGAAACCATACCAATCTTTTGGTATCTTTCTCCTTGCATTCTGTATTTCTCTTCTTCAATGTCTAACTCTTTTCTTGTAGGTAGCTCTTCTCTACTGTTAACAAATTGTACTTCTAATGTACCAGTAGATCCGTCTGGAAACTCGCTGTTCTCAACTAATATCTTTCTGAAGCTTTCTTTGTATGTAGTTGCTCCATCTGCTCCTAGTATCTCTTCTACCTTTGGTTGTGTGTAGTTATTTAATATATTTGGAATCCTTAACTTTGTCTTTTGAATCCATAAATCAGTTAAAAACATAAAGAATACTCCTTTTAGTTTCTTTGCGTTCTCATTTGCTATAACAATTTCTCTTGCTGTAACGCCTCTTCCGGCTATTCCTTGCTGTGTTTGGTCAACAGTTCCCATATCCATACCTTGAGAAACCCATTTAATCATAGTCATCTCTGAATCTGTTAGTCCTGGAATCTTTTGATATTGTACTTGATTCACATCCTCAACATAAATAGTTGTATCCATTCCTACATTCTCATTTTCCATCTCCAGTAAGTCTTTATTCTTTATTCCTGCTAGTAATGGTGGCCTCATTGAACGATAGTTCTTATCTAATCCCATATTGTATAGTGCATTGATTGTGTCCTGTGTGTCCATATTTGCATTTGGTAAAGAATTACCATAGAAGAAGTTCTTGTTCTGGAATGGTTCGTATATAGTCTTTGCGAAAGGGTACATCTTGTCACTTGCTCCCCATAATAAGGGTGCATCAATAATTAATACTCCATTAATAATAATTACATACTGGTCTTTAAACTTGTTGTAATACTTTATAACTTCATATTGGTTATCTTCAACTCTATCTTTCCATTTATCATAGAAAAATGTTTTAGTTTCTGATTCATATTCGCCAAGACTGTTCTTATTAATAACATATTTGAAGTTCTTGTACTTACCAAACTCTTCTTTAATCGTATCAAGGTCCAAGTATCTAATCCAAGCTACTGCTGGTTGGTCTTGTACATCGTGTATTTCAAATGATTTAATGAAAAACTCTGATATTGGTACTATAATATCAACGCATTGGTCATTTACAATAACTTCTTTCTCTTCAAAGTCTAAATCTCCGGTAATAAGATCAAAGCTCTTAATCATTTTTCTCTTATACTTTGTCTTTAAGTATCCGTCATACTTAATAACAGTTCCTTGTGTTGCGCAAGCCCAAGCTTCCCAGAATATCTCTGTTTCTACATTTGTTTTGTTCCTGGAATAATCTACAAGGTTACCTATCATTCCGGCTCTCATAATATCTAAAGAACCGTCAGCAACGCTAACAGCTCTATATTTCATTGCTGGAGGTGTACTTGCTACTCCAGCAACAACAGCTTTTAATTTGTTTCTAGTAACTTGATTGAATACATTTGATTCCCATTCTTCCTTTCCTTGAGCTTCTCTTGTTGGCACATAACCTTGCACTCTCTTCTCTGAATCATCTACAAATTGAATAAGAATTCTATCATTAAACTGAACACGAGATCTATTTCTTTCCTTAATCATATCATCAGCTTCTGAATACACAAAATCTATGACTTTCTTTTCATCTTCTTTTGGAATATACTTTATCTCTATTTCTGTATTCTCTTCTGGTTGTTTTATTTCTTTTTGTTTTGCCATAATTTATTTATTTAAAAACGACAGAAACTTCAACCGCTGATCTAAATTGATCAAAGATTGAAGATTCCGCCGTTGTTCGGTTAGGATTCTCCTTTTCTACATTTTAATTTATGTACAAATAAATGTCAATAGTTTTTATTTAAAAATATCTTTTACTTCAAATATCTCAAAAGTTTCTATCTGTTTTTTGTAAATGGTTTCACAATTTCTGAATCGTTCTGTTCGTTTCCAATAATCCAAAGCTATCGTTATGCTATCATCAGTATCTCGTACCAATAATCCACAACTAAATCCCTCCATAGGTTTTAATTCATTGTCATCTTTGTCAAACTCCTCTGTTCCGTGCATAGTACTATCAATCCATTTTATAATTGCTATTTTCATAATAGTTTATTTTTCTTATATATCTTTTGTTCTACTATTATCTCTCTCAAAGTCCCATCACCATCAAACAAAGCCGTTTTCTTTCCACCCTTGCAGGTAAAGTATCCTTTATCTAATAACAAATTAAAGAGCTTTAAGAATGTCTTTACATCTCTATTGCTTAATTCCTGCTTCTTTATCGTTAGGAATACTTCAAACTCTTCCTTTGTCATTTTTATATCTATTTTGTTATCCATTGTATTTATCTATTTAATTTAATTATTACCCCGCCATTTTAAAGAAATCCTTATTACTTTTAGCTTTATTCTTTTTCATCCTTTGCTTAAAAAACTTCTCTTCCATCTCTCGTTTAGTTGCTGATGGTTCTGGCCTTGTCATTAATCCATATCTAATTGCATCTGCTCCGTGATCGTTGCTGTTAGTATTCAGGTCCTCTAGTCTATGCTCATCGTAAATAAGTGAAGGTAATGTTTCTATAATCATAGGACAAGTTTCAAAGATTTGCAATTTTGCTGTTAGCTTTCCGGTCTGGTCCAGATAAGGTTTTAGATATTCTCGCATTATATTCCATCCAATAATCCTATCATTGTTCCCTCTTACTAAATGTATTCTTTTCTTTAAGATATTATAATAGGTCTGTTCCATTATCTCTGCTCCGGATAACTCATCACTACTTTCACCCTTCTTGGCCCATATTGCTGGATCAAACACATTGTAGTCTATTTGCTCGTTAGGTGGCGTAGATGATATAATCTCTCCCATTAGCTTCTCATAGGTTAATTTGGTCTGCCATAGCTCTCTATAGACATATAATTGACCATCTGGACTGATAGCTATCCAGTAAATAGCTGATGGTGCTGAATATCCATAATCTCCGGTAATGAATCTCTTCCAGTCTGGTGATATATTGAATGGCTTTACTGTATGAATTTTAGTTCTCCACTCTTCAAAGTATTGTCCTGCGAATAAATCAAACTCTCCTTCTCTCCACGCCTTACCCAAATCTCCGGTTAATCCTTCTAAATACTCTACATATCCTTTATCTAAATATGGATTGTCTTTATATGTAGCCGGAACAAATCTTACATTTTTCGGTCTTTCTGTGATATATCTCTTCTTAACCCATTGATGCCCTATTCCTCCTGGATTAAATGAAGTGTACATTCTAGGCCTCCAATTAGATTTTGATGTCCTTAATGAACCCTTTAGCTTTATAACCTTCATCTCTGTTAGCTGATTTACCTCTTCTATGGCCATTAAGTCGTATTCTACTCCAATATACTTATCAATGTCTTTCTCATCTTTGAATCCTCCTATCACTACTTTGGAACCATTCTGAAACTTTAGTATGTTTTCAGCTCTATTAAATTTGAAATTGATTTTGTTTTTTATAATCTTATCTATTAAATCTTCAAAAGATTCTCTAGCAGATGTTCCGGTCTGTCTTAAAAATAAGCATTTAAGTCCTGGAACTCTTTGGCAATCATCTATCATAATCTGCGCATTGATCCCGTGACTCTTTCCAGGTCCTCTGGCTCCTCCAACCCCTATATCATTTGGTCCATCCTCTTTGTCTGCTTCTCTAGCTAATCCGTGAAAATCAAATTGCCAAGCGAATGGTACATATCCCCTTTCTAGGAAGTTCTTAACTTGATCAATCGGACACTTCGCTTCCTTCGCTATCTTCAGCATTTTCTCCACTGATTGGTTCTCCATAGATTTTCTTTATTGATTCGTTAATATTTAATTCAACCTTTATTAAACCATCTGGGATATCAAATTCTGTTTTAGCAGAAAATCCTTCATTCTTTCCCAATCGTTCGGCTATGAATTTTGATGTATCTTGCTTAACTTTTAATACTGTCTTATTTGTTTTCTTTACTATATTTCCATCCTTATCTTTCAATACTCCATCTACTGTTACAACCAGTTCTTCTATGTCTAAATCTAGGAACTCATCTAGGTTTCTTTCAGCCTTCTTTAACATATTAAGCTTTCTACATTTTTCAACAAACCAGGTTTCTACAGTTATTTGTCTTGCTGCTCCTTGTGAATACTTGGCTTTCAATGCAGATTGTAAAGCATTTCCAAATGTTTTACTCTTTGGATTAATGTAAAAATCCCAACACATTTTTTGTCTTGGATCCATTACATATTGATTTGCTCCATTAGGATTTGTCTTTGTCATTTTCTTTTTTTTTCTTTATTTCTTCTTCTCCATTTCCCATAGATCCATAAAATTCCATTTTTTTAGATTTTGTAAATTTTCTTGATTCAGAAAAATGAATTGGAATATCATCCCAAGAGAATATTCCGTGTTGACAATCCCTCCAAGCTTTTAAGATATTCTTTCTTCTCTTCCAGTCTTTATGTTGTTGTTTCCTTTTTAACTTTTTGTCTGGTCTAAAATTAAGCATATGTTTATTATATTATAACATTATTTATTTAAAATATCAACCCTAATCTGCATCTATGTATGTAGTTTTACTAGAATCAATTTCTAAAAGATTTGCCTTTTCTTTTAACTCTTTCATTTTATCATTAAGCTCTAATCTCTCTAGCATTGTTCCTTGTAATATCTTTCCTTGTTGCTTCCTTAATAATCTTATCTCTTGTCTTAAATTATCTAATGATTCACGATAGTTCCTTACTTGCGTTCCAATATAAAGACCCATTAATAATACTAATATATATACTATTATTTGATATATCATAATCTTTTATTTTAATTAATCTTTTTTTGAATACCAACCTCTTCCAAAAAGGTTCTGCATCTGCAAAAAGTATTCATTATACAAAGGTGCTATCTTCTCTAGTGTAAAGTTCTCTGCCCATTCTCTACAATCAGATGGCTTTATCTTATCAATATTCTTTGCTGCTGTTATGAATTGAGATAATGTTCTGCACCTGTATCCGACCTTTCCGTGAATAACTGTTTCTGTAAATGCACCAAAATCTGTTGTAATAACTGGAGTTCCGGACATCAATGCTTCCATTACAACATATCCAAATGGTTCTATGTATATTGTAGGAACAAAAACTGCTTTCGCCTTACTTAACAATTCTTTTCTTTTCTTTAAGTCTGCAAATCCTACCATTTCAATATTCGGTTCTGCTATTTTCATTCCTTGATCTATTCCTGCTATCTTTAACTTTGCTCCTATGGCCTTGCAAGTTTCTATTGCTATCATTACACCCTTGTTTTCAACTATTCTACCAATAAATAAGAAATAATCTTCTTTCTTTTCTCTATAATCAAAATCTTTCTTATCAAATATAGGAGGAATTACTGCATCGTAAAACTTTCCCTTATCTTGATTCATCTTTCCATATTGCCAATGTTGCCAAGTAGAACTTTCAAATATCTTATGGTCCGTAAAAGTTCCATTGTATCCTATTCCTATCTCTGTAACTAAACTTAATCCTACTTTATCAACTACTTCTTTTTGATATAATCCAGTAGGAACAAGTAAAATATCTCTTGAATTAAAATACTTGCCTTTCCTTTTCTTAATCTCATCTATACATCTAACATTGAATAGTTTGTTTGCTATATGGTTTATATCTTCAACATAGTGAGGATTCTTTTCTAAACATTCTTTAGGTAGCTCATCTCTTCTTAAAACTTTCACAAATTCATCACAAGGAACATCTGATCCTTCTGCTCCGTAGAAAATAACCTTATGTCCAGAAAGTCTTAATGCCTTTGATATGTTTATAATCTTTGAACAGAAAGCATATCCAACACCTTCTTTTAAATTAGTAGGAGTATTGAAAGTTCCAAGTAAATGAAATGTTATAGGTTCTCTTTCTATCTTTATGGCCTTTCTGTTCTTAACTAACATATAATTTCCGACTTCTCTTTCTGTATTCACAACTTCAAACCCATAAGTATCCACAAGCCATTCAACTGCTACTCCTGAAAAATCTTCCACGATAACAGTCAATTCTTTCTCTGTTGATAAAATATCCTTCATTCCTTTTAATACTTCTAGCTGTGATCCTTCCACATCAATTTTTATCATATCTGGAGCTATCTGTTCCTTCAAATTTATTCTATCAAAAATATCATTATTTACTTCTACTTCAACTGTAAGTTCTTCTGTTCCGATTGTACTTGCGTGTCCTGGAATATTTCCGGTATAAAATTTTGTTTTAAGTCCAGAATTATTGCTTAATGCCATAAAAAATACGATTACATTCTTTAATTCATTCATTCCTAAATTCTTTGAAAGTACGGTCCAGCTTAATTCTAATGGTTCAAAAGCATAAACCTTACCGCTATTTCCAACTATCTTTGATGCAAGTAATGTATAATATCCAACATTTGCTCCTACATCAACAAAGATTTGTCCAGGTTTTAAATTATCCTTTATAAACTGTGTAGTTCTAGGCTCCCACTTTCCTGTTTCCATAATAGAATCTGTAATAGGCCAATCACCTGGAATAAGATTCATCTTCAACCCATTTACATTCTCTTTTCTAAATATTTCCATATTATTTTATTTTATTTTCTAATAATATAATTGTTCTATACTCACTAAATATCTCTTTAACTTGCATTCCAGTTTCTCTTTCCAATACTCCTATAATCTTTTCCATATTGAAATATGGCTCCCAATCCTTTTGAACATTAATATCTGGAATTTCAACAAACAATCTTTTAGCTTTGCCACGAAATAGTCTTAAATTTTCAAATGCTTTATCCCTGCCAAGCGCATTTATCTCATTATGTAATACTGATAAATAAAGAATATTATCAAACTCTACATCGTGATTTCTTATTATATCCTTCCAATCTCCAAATATATAATCTATTTTTGGTACATTATTAATAGTTGATATATACCTTGCTATTGATAATAACTTTCTACCACGATCCTTGTCACCTTTATATCCATTTTCTACTCCTGTTAAACTATAACCTTGTTTCGCTAATTCTTGACAAAAATATCCTTCACTACAACCAATATCTAAAACAGTTTTACCAACTAATCCTTTTGAAATATAATCTAATCTTTCTTTAGCATCTTTTCTTTGAACTATAAAATCTTTTAATCTTTCATCATCTAGTTTCTGGTACATCTCTTTCCTATTAAAAATACTTATAGCAACCTCAACTAACGGAAAGTCTTTTCCTTTTAATTGGTTCATATCTATTCCGGAAGAATCCCATTCAGTATTAACTAAAACTTCTGGATCAAGTTTTAAATATCTCAAAATACTTAATCTATGGTGGCCATCGTATGTCCTTATAAATCCATCTTCATCAAAATAAACTAAAAACTTTGAATCTTTATTAAGTCCGAACTTTTTAATATTCTCATACAAACCAACAAAAACAACCATTCGCTTTTTTAATTTTAATTCAAAATTTTCAGCGTTAATTAAACTTTGATGCCTTCCTCCCCAAGTCATATAATTTCTTTGAAAATCTGCTAATGGAGAATCCATAACATCTCCTCCTTGCTTATATATATCTATAGTTTTAACTATGGCGCTTTCAAACCAACTTTTTTCTAATAAAGAACTTTTAATTTTGTATATCATTTATTTGCTTTTTTTCCATTTATTATATAATCTAACACCTTTTTGGACCTTTTTTCTTTTTTCATTTTTATAATCTTCATCATTTACCAAATGACTATAATAACACTCTTTACAACAAAACTTTAAATTAGTTGTATCTTTTCCACAATGCAAACATTTTTTCATATATATTTTTTCCAAGTATCCTTATGTGGACTACTTGGATTATCTTTTAAGAGTTTTTCATATCTCTTTTTTTGATTTTTTCTTGTTTTAATAGCTTGTGCTGTTTTTTGTACTGGTGTTCTTCTTCTTGTTTTTTTGCTCATAATTTTAATATATTATTACTTCTAATTCTTGACGACCAAATTCTTTTGCTTTTTGTAAATCCTTGTCCATAAAGATATCATAATGATCACAACCATACCTTTTATTCATTCTGTCCTGAACCTCATAAAATTTTCCGTCTATTTCTATTATCGTGCCAAGATCTAAACAGTTATTCGCCACTACATCATTTCTA